TGGACTCAGCAGAAAATAATTTATATCATAGTATCCTACAGAAGGCAAACAAATGAACGACGAACTAATTAAAGCTAGCAAAATTGCATTCAGCACTGAATTTGCATTTTATCTAAAGGCAGCTTTTTATCACTGGAATGTTGAAGGACCAGACTTTGTGCAGTATCACGAACTGTTTGGAAAAATCTACGAGGAAGTTCTAGGTAGTATTGATGACTTTGCTGAGAATATTCGCAAACTAGGTGGTTATACACCAGCAAGTTTTACTAGGTTCAGCGCATTAAGTGAAGTTGATGATCAGATTGAAGTACCACCAGCACAAAGTATGATCAGTGAACTACTATCTGACAATGATAAGTGTGTGGCTATTTTAAGTAGAGTCTATGACTTATCAGAGCAAGCCGGAGAACGAGGATTTAGTAACTTCCTGGCAGAGCGTATGGATGCACATCGCAAACACGGCTGGATGTTGAGAGCCACTCTTAAATAATTAGCGGACGCTGTAGAGCAGTGTACAACTCTCTACAGCAATTTTACTAGTAGTATTTTTCCTTATAAACTCCATTGTGTCCTGGAATTTTTCCTGCATATAGCTTGATCCCAAATAAAACATTTGCCAGTCCATATTAAAACTATTACTGAACCATAGATAGGCACTGAGCTGGGGATCATTTAGTTTTGCTAGTAGTGGAGTTAAACTATTATTGTCAAGAAGGTCTAGTTTCATAAAACTAATCTTATAAGTTAAAAATTTTTTCCAACGTGTTTCTAGTTCTTCTTTACTGATTTCAGCTTCAAGAAGTCTAAAATTTAGTTTGTCAGTAAAATTACTATGTTGATCAATAATACTGATATAATTAGGATGGTTTAGTTTAAATGAATTAAAAACTGACTCAAGGGTATCTAGGTCCCCGTCCCAGTTTTCTATTAGATACCTTTGCCAATCTAGTGCTGCGGGATTAGCATCAAATAATACTACCTCAGTGTTTTCTTGAAAATTATATGCGCCAGACAAAAATCCAGGTTTAACTCCACCACACACACCGGCAAAAAAATTAAACTTTTGTTTAAAAACACGCTCTGCTACATTTATTGGTAAAAGCTGTTCTGTATTAATGGGATAAAAACCATTACTGTAAACTTCCTCGTAGGAGCCTTTCAACTTTGCTATGAATATTTCTACATTGAAATTTTTAGGCTGATAATCTTTGTCATTGAGAGAATTTATAATTTCTTGCCAATTTTCATTGGGGTAGCAGTAACGTTTTTTATACCTTATGGAATCTGGAAAATTTTTTACTGTGTAGCCGTTCTTGACTAATTCTTCTAATAGGTATGTACCATAAAAATGCCCGGGAACAGTTTTCATTTCGTAACTAGCACTAGGTGATATCCAATGTGGTGTGTAGCTATCGTGAAAGTTTTCTCTAGATCTGTTAGGTGTCATTAGCAGCAACCTTTTTTCTGATCTAACAGGACGAATAGGAGGACATCCTATTTTACGATAAACCGCGGTGTTTATTAAAATGCATTGAGGATGAAGTTGAAATAAACCTTCTCTATGTAAAATATGACAAATAACAGGAGTTTTTTCCTGGATTGCATAGTCTACAAGTTCCTGTATTACAGCAGGGCCACCAATATGAGAACCCAAAGCCAAAACTAAAACATATTCAGAACTGCAATTTTTGATATGACTCTCTAAATTATTTGTTTGTGTAATTTTAAAACCTAGAGTTTGATATTTGATAAGATCATATAATCTTTTTCTTAAAATATCTCTATGTTCTGATGGGACGTCGTTGGTTATTTCATCGTACAGTACGATTTCTACTTGCATAAAAGTAATCTATAAATAAACGTATATAATGAGTGATATTATATTTATGCAGATAAAATTTGAGTTTCAACAACATCAAGACCTCACAATAGAAATTTTAGACATACCCATACTTAAAGTATGGTTCGAAAATTTACGATCCAATTTCTATGATGTAAGTAAAGTTAGCTGCACTGGGATTGGGTTAACAGGAGGCAAAAGGAAAAATCTTGAAGATATGGGCTATAATCTTGATCAAATTCATCTAGCTGCTAGTGAACTTAAAAAATTAGGATATAATTGGCCCAATCAAATACCATTAATTTCCAACGACCCCAATGTTCCCATTGCACAACAAGATTTAAATAAATTACATAGATTTTTTACAGAGAACTGGAGATGGTGTTATGTTCGCGGACGTAAAAATTTCAATGAACCCAACCCTTATGATCCAGATTTTAAATATCCTGAAGATCTAGAACCAGAGCAATACTATGAAATAATTGATAAAATTAATGTTGCTGTTCATAATCTAGAAGAATATGCCTTGATGGAACCAACTAAAAGTTTCCTTATAACTAATAGCCTAGTTCCCAAAAGTATATGGATTCAAGACCTGGATTTTCCCGTAACTTACTTAGACATAGAAGAATATTTACATAATTACAAATTTGATCTCACCGCTGATGATTTTCCTGTAGTGTTACCAGCACATATTCTAGGCAAGGCTGTGATCCATAGTTTTATAGATAACGACGACCCCAATGCAAGTGACTGTCTAGGTAGAAGTGAAATAGGACTAAAACTTCTAATTGACATTAATAAAAAGAGACGAGCGATCTACCGAAGTAAAACTTTTGTAGACTGGGCAACATCCTATAATAATACAGTTAGCTGTCTACCACTAGAATTCTGTGTGGGAAAAATAAAGGACACTAATCTTGATCTAGATTATTTGAACAACATACGATCGTTTTCATTAGTTTTAGAAAATATCAAATTTATAAATTGACGTATTTTTATTGACAAAACTTATAATATAAGCTATTATGTAATTTTTTAAGGAGATGTAAATGTCTAGTAGAATGTTTTCCAGTGACCAAAAAGCAAAACTAACACAGCTAATCAATGAAGGTATGACTGTGATGCAGGAAGTAGAAGATTTAACCGCAGGCCTAAATGATACTGTCAAGGCTGTAGCTGAAGAAATGGAAATTAAACCAGCTATACTTAAAAAGGCTATCAAGATCGCATTTAAATCCAAACTTGGTGATGAAAATGCTGACAATGAAGAACTAAATACTATTCTTCAAACTGTTGGAAAAACACTTTAATGTCAAATAAGTTTTGCCCTATGCCATTTGGCAGTATGCATATTGATCCAGATGGCAACATACTGGTATGCTGTAGTGACGCAGGGCAAAATCTAGATAGTAAAGGACAGAAATTTAACGTCCAAACACACAGTCTACTCGAAGCCTGGAATAGTGATCATTATAAAACACTTAGAAAAAAGTTTTTACAAGGTGAGCAGCCAGCTAGTTGTCATCAATGCTGGACCACAGAGTTGAATGATAGCTCTGTTAGTACAAGAAAAAGTAGTGTGGGGAGGTTTCAAGTATTCCAGAACCAGGGTCTTGACTTTGCAAGTAGTACAAGGCAGGCTGAAGAAAATCAGGGAAGAATCGATAACCATCCAGTGGACTTCCAGGTTATGAGTGGAAATTTATGCAATCTAGCTTGCAAAATGTGTTATCCTCGTTATAGTAATACTTGGAGTAAATTTTATAAAAAGAAAAATCTAACTATTAAAGATACTAAACTTCATAGTCTTATGGGCCATCCTGAAGATATATATATGTCTTTTGGTAGAAATTACAACTGGCCTAAAACTCACACGATGACCAAGATTTTTTCAGAAATCAAAGATAGTGTTTACCACATTAATCTTACTGGTGGGGAACCTACACTATTAGAAGAAAATATCCGTTTTTTAGAAGAATTAAAATATAGTAAAAATATAGACAATTTAGAAATTCAGATTATAACTAATACAACTAATATTAACAAAAGATTGTTAGATTGTGTTAAACCATTCAAAAAAGTTATTGTTACCTCTAGTATAGATGGTATGGACGAAATAGCGTATATTCAGAGGACACCCAGTAATTGGACTATGATTTACTCGAACTATCAAAAATTACATAAATTTTGGCAGGAAAATACCAATATAACTTATTGCATTAATACTACAGTAACAGCTTTAAACATACATCATATTCATAAACTTTGGGATTTTTTAGTAGATAAATCTGAATGCAAAATACCCGTACATCTCATAAACCTAAATATCGTAGTTTCCAAGACACAGAGCACAGGTTTAGAAATAGTACCTAGAAAAGTTATGGAAAAAATTAAACAGCAGTTTCAAGATACAGTGTCTATTAGGGATTCCCGTGTTTATAATTCTATGATGAATTACTTTGATACAATAGAATGGGCTGACACTAATGTTCCAATGCTTGAGCTATTAGACAGTATACAAAAACTTCATCCTGAACTTGATATAAAAAATATCTACCAGATTTATTATGAATAATCTTATCATCCTGGCAAGTCTAGTAGGTTACTGGATATTACTAGGACTAGTGGTATTTTTATTTTTATATCTTGGGCTACAACTAGCAAATTTAAGCACATTCTTAGTTGACTTGTTTAATAATAAAAAGTAGAATAGACCTATGAGTTATATTGATGCAAATTACGACAAAGATAAAGATCTGGTTCGTGTGGTTGAACGTATAAATGGAGAAAGAGTGTTCCGTGAGTATCCAGTAAATTATACATTCTACTATGATGACCCTCGTGGCAAACACCGCACAATCTATGGCACGCCAGTTACTCGTGTAACTACCATTAACAATAAAGAATTCCAAAAGGAACTTAGAATACACGGGCATAAGAGAATCTGGGAAAGTGACATTAAGCCAGTTAACAGATGCCTGGAAGATAATTATCTAGGTGCTGATCCACCAAAACTACACACTGCTTTTTTCGATATTGAAACAGACTTCGACAGTGAACGTGGCTTCGCTCCCATCACAGATCCCTTTAGTAAGATCACAGCCATAAGCTTGTATCTTGACTGGATGGACAAGTTAATTACTCTAGCCATACCTCCCAAGGCAATGAGTGTTAAAACAGCAGATGAAATAGCAGTTAAATTTACTGACACATTTATTTTTACCAGCGAAGCAGAGTTACTGGATACTTTCCTAAATCTAATAGAAGATGCTGACATACTGAGTGGCTGGAACAGTGAGGGTTATGATATTCCCTACACTATTGGTAGAATTACTCGTGTGCTCAGCAAGGATGATACAAGAAGAATGTGTCTCTGGGGGATGATGCCCAGAGTAAAACATTTTGAAAGATTCGGCGCTGAACAAATGACCTTTGAATTATTTGGTCGAGTTCATCTAGACTATATGCAGCTCTACAGAAAATATACCTATGAAGAACGACATAGTTACAGTCTAGATGCTATTGGTGAATATGAGGAATGTGGCAGTAAAACCCCCTACGAAGGTACGCTGGACCAGTTATACAACAGAGACTTTGAAAAATTTATAGAGTACAACAGGCAGGATACAAGACTGTTGGCCAAACTAGATAAAAAATTGCGTTTTCTAGATCTAGCCAACACAATTGCACACGACAACACTGTACTATTGCAAACCACAATGGGTGCAGTGGCAACCACTGAACAGGCAATCATCAATGAAGCACACAGTCAGAACTTGGTCGTACCTAACAAGCAAGTCAAAGATTCCCGAGACGACGATCTTGAAGACGAAGGATTCGACGAAACTCAAGCAGCAGGTGCCTATGTTGCTACGCCCAAGGCCGGAGTCCACGAATACATCGGAGCCATTGACATCAACTCACTGTATCCCAGCGCAATTAGAGCACTGAATATGGGACCAGAAACCATTGTGGGCCAATTACGTCCCATAATGACAGAAAGATACATACAGAAAAAAATGCAAGAGGGCAAGAGTTTTGCTGCAAGCTGGGAGGGACTGTTTGGTAGTCTTGAGTATGAAGCAGTGATGCGTATGGATGCTGGTACAGAAATTACCATTGACTGGGAGGTTGATGGCAGCAGCGATGTATTAAGTGCCCGTGATGTCTGGCATCTTATCTTTAATAGCAACAAATCCTGGATATTGAGCGCCAACGGCACAATTTTTAGTTCGGATAGAAAAGGCATCGTGCCGGGACTACTGGAACGCTGGTATGCTGAACGTAAACAAATGCAAGCCAAGCTTAAAGAATGTATTGCCACTGGTACTGTAGAAGAACAAGAATACTGGGATAAGCGTCAGTTAGTTAAAAAGATTAATCTTAACAGTCTATACGGTGCTATCTTAAATCCCTACTGTAGATTTTTTGATCACAGGATCGGACAAAGTACCACACTCTGCGGCAGAACTATCGCCAAGCATATGGATAGTTTTGTAAACGAAGCTATTACAGGAAAATATGATCACGTGGGTGAAGCAGTGATCTATGGTGATACTGATTCTGTATATTTTAGTGCCTGGCCCTTGATACGTGATGATGTTAATGCTGGTAGGATGGAATGGAGTAAAGAAATTTGCCTGCAGGTCTATGACAACATTGCTGATCAACTCAATGATAGTTTTCCTGCAATGATGGAACAAAGTTTTCATTGCCCTAGAGAACAGGGTGCAATTATACGTGGCGGTCGAGAACTAGTAGCAACCAAGGGTCTTTTTATAACTAAAAAGAGATATGCAGTTTTAATTTATGATAAAGAAGGAAAAAGATTGGACACTGGAGGGAAACCAGGCAAGGTCAAGGCTATGGGTCTTGACCTCAAACGATCTGATACCCCCAAGGTAGTGCAGGACTTTCTTAGTGAAATATTACTAGATGTGCTCACTGATATTCCCAAGAATCAAATTCTAGACAAAATAAAACAATTTAAAATAAACTTTCAGAATCTTCCCGCCTGGGAAAAGGGAACTCCTAAACGTGTTAATAATTTGACAAAATACACTGCAATGGCTGAAGCTAACAGCAAGGCTAACCTCCCAGGCCACGTTCGCGCTGCCTATAACTGGAATAAGTTGCGTAAGATGAACAGTGATAACTACAGTATGGCCATTGTGGATGGTATGAAAACTATTGTATGTAAATTAAAAAATAATCCTATGGGCTTTACAAGTGTGGGCTATCCCACAGATGAAAGTCATATCCCGCAATGGTTTAAAGATTTGCCTTTCGACAGTGATACAATGGAAACTACTATTGTAGATAAAAAAATAGAGAACTTACTGGGTGTACTAAACTGGCGAATAGCAGAAAACACTGATATAAGTTCTACTTTTGAGAGTTTATTTGAATTTGAATGAAATCAAGATCTGTTATAGATATAGAAAACCCAGAATACAAGAATGTAAAAATTTTTACACAGCGTGACGTGGCTCCAGCACACAGTTGGAATTACATACAACGTGGAATGAATTTTAACAAAGATCTTAAACTACTGGGGAGGTATTGCCTACACCCCTTCAATACAATCACTGTGGATGGAGAAGGTGATATCTATGCCTGTATCTGTCAGGTCTGGTTGCCCATAAGCCTAGGAAAAGTCTGGGAGTTTAACTCACTGGATGAAATTATACGTAGTCCAAGAGCAAGAGCAATACAGGCTAGCATCCTGGACGGTAGTTATAGGTACTGTAGTTCTGAATGCGGACTACTTCAAGAACCTGAGAAAGAATTAGTGACTAATTTTGACACTAAACTAGATAGTATAAACTGGATTAACTTTGCCATTGATAGTAGTTGCAATCTTACCTGTCCTAGTTGCAGGAAAAACTTTCAGTTTATCAATGAAGGTCCTGAATACGACAAAAGAATCAAGATAGTAGATCATCTTGTCAAGCTAATACAAAAACAAACTGAATGGTTAAGATTTACACTTAGTGGCGACGGTGATCCTTTTGCAAGTTTAATTTATAGAGAACTTTTAACCAAGCTTGATCTCAAAAATAGACCAGATACACAAATAGAAATAGTTACTAACGGAATACTATTAGAGGCGCACTGGCATAAATTGGCAAATGTACACAAAAACATAGAAAGAGTCCGTATTAGTTTTGATGCTGGCTCTGAACCTGTATATAAATTAACTAGGCGTGGCGGGGAATGGAATAAATTGTTGTCTAGTAGTAAATTTTTGGTAGACTGGAAAAAACAGAATAAATCTAAAGTAATTATAGAATCAAACTTTGTAGTTCAAACTAATAATTACAGAGACATTCCCCAGTTTATAGAATTATGTAAGTCTCTAGATTTTGATGTTATAAGTTTTCAAAAAGTAGTAGACTGGGGTACCTGGACAGAAAATGGTCTAAATACATTTAAAGATCACGCTATTTGGCATACTAGTCACCCTGAGCACAACGAGTTTCTAAAAATAATGCAGAACCCTTTACTCAAAGAGTCAAAAATAAACGCAACTAATCTTAATGAATTTTTATAGTAATGCCTAATATCAATAATCTAAGTTTGAAAAATCTAATAGCTCTAAGGCAAAGTCTGAGCAACATTGATCTTAGAGGACTAGAAATACATCTCAAGGACCTTAAAGATGTCTATACAAACACAATTAATCATTATATAGAATCAGAACGTGACTCTCTTGGAGACCCAGAATTTGGTTACAATCTAGTTGATGATCTATTGACCAGTTTGCATTCTATTATTTTATATACTGATAAAGAAACTAAGTATGTACAAACTTGTCTGGAAAATATAGATAAAAAGATAGAGCTATTAACTTCGCCCCTATTATATTTTAGTTTTTTGAACGACAACCAAGATGGAGTCGACAATCAGCTATTAGAAAATTACGAGAATGAAAAAAATCTACGCTATTTGAAAATAGAAGATACTACCAGAGAGTTTGTGAAAAATATTATATCTAAATACACTGGTTGGCAATATCCTGCCTTGGAGATAGGATGTGGAAACAGTGAATTTACTCCCTGGATGGTAGCTGCTGATCCTCTTTATCTTACTGATCTATATCAGGAGGCACTAGACAGCACTCTAAATAAATTCAACAAAACTTATCAGAGAAGGTTGCGTCCATACTTAATAGATCGCAATGTACGCATTGAACAATATTCTAGACTTCCCAAAAATCAACTAGGTTTTATTTTTAGCTGGAACACACTTAGCTACTACTATTATTTCGAACTGGGAAGAGTACTCAATGAATGTAGTAGACTATTAAGACCAGGTGGTATAATGTTTTTTGACTTCAACGACTGTGATACACCACGCGGCGCCCAGTTTGTTGATAAAAGGTACAAACCCTGGATGAATAAAAAATTACTAGAGCAACTAGCTCAAAAATTCGAACTAGAAATAGTAGAATTTAACCACCCAGAGGAAGATATTTCCACAGTTACACTTAAAAAACCAGGCATTTTACAATCAATAAGAGCACACCCAACTTTAGGTGAAATCGTAAACACCTAATATATCAAAGATCTTGACTGATCTAAATATAAACGTTACACTTTTAATACATTTATGGAGACTTCAATGAAAGACTATCTTCAAGATATCGTAGCCCACACTCACAGTCTGGGATTTATCGACCTTGTAAAAATCACAGGCACTGATCAGGAAACTAATCTTGAAGCAGTAGCCGGAGACCGCAGTGTTATTGTTATGGCCAAATTCAAGGGCATTGTGCCCGACTTTATTGGCACTTTTGGTATGCCAAATCTAAACAAACTAAACACTATCCTAAACATTCCCGAATATAAAGAAAATCCCAACATCACTGTGGTTAAACAAAACCGTGATGGTGAAGATGTTCCTGTGGGTGTACACTTTGAAAACGCCAATCGTGACTTTATCAATGACTACAGATTTATGAGTGCCGAGATTGTCAATGACAAACTTAAAACTATTAAATTCAAAGGCGTTACCTGGGACGTTGAACTAGTGCCCAGCGTGGCCAGTATCCAGCGTCTACGTTTTCAGGCTAGTGCAAACAGTGAAGAAACTACCTTCATTGCCAAGGTAGAAAACGGAGACCTTAAGTTTTACTTTGGTGATCATAGTACCCACGCAGGTAACTTTGTGTTTCAGTCCGGCGTTAATGGCAACTTAACCAAGGCTTGGAGTTGGCCTATTAATGCAGCGATTGGTATTCTATCACTGCCTGGCGATAAGACTTTTAAAATTAGTGATCAGGGTGCAGCGATGATCACTGTGGATAGTGGTATTGTAGACTACAACTATATTTTACCAGCACAACAAAAATGATTAGATCCCTCACTGGCAGTAGATATGTAAGTGTGAATAATGGAAACCCCTCGCCCACTTATATGAATCCCAGTCCCGGAGCTCTTAATGTGGGACAGGTAAGATTTAATACAAGTCTGCAGGGTTTTGAAGTTTATGATGGGTTTAATTGGCTTCAAATACAATCAGGACATACACACTTAGACTTGACTGGAGATGCAGCTTCTGCCATTGACTGGGCACGCCAAAAAATGCAAGAAGAACAAGAGCTTAAGAGACTTATGGATAAACATCCTGGTCTAAAAGATCTATATGATAAATTTGAAATGTTAAAAGTCCTATGTCAACAAGAAGAAAAGGAACAAGATGGAGCGTGATGATCTTACAGCCAAACAATTAGGACCTAATGGACTTAGTAAATACGCTGTGTTTTTACCTGCATTAAGTGGCTTTTATGCTGGTTATATTGGTAAACAACGTCGTGGAAATTTTGTAGAACAAGCTCGTGTACCCTCAGACTTTGAAAATGGTATTGAGGGTATGAACTGGCTTAATCCCACCGAGGCATACTTTCCCTACAAGTGGGCACTCTACTCCGCAGGTCACGCTGAACTAGACATAACCAAGGATGCTCCTGAAGAAGATATGGTACGTAATCGCGACCGAGAATATTCCTTTATTCTAGGAGATAGTGGCGGATTTCAAATTGGTAAAGGTGTCTGGGAAGGAGACTGGCGAGCTGGCAGTGGTTGTCCACAGGCACAGAAAAAACGTGTTCAGGTACTTGACTGGATGGAAGAGTATATGGACTACGGTATGACTCTTGATATCCCAGGCTGGGTGGGCCGCACACCCAAGGGTCGTGAAGCTACAAAAATTACAACCTATGATGAAGCCGTGGAGGCAACAAAGTACAACTATGAGTACTGGATGAAACATCGCAAAGGTCGATGTAAGTTCCTTACTGTTCTACAGGGTGACAATCACACACAAGCAGATCAATGGTATGCCGAGATGAAAAAATACAGTGATCATCGTATATTCCCCAATGATCATTTTAATGGTTGGGCTATGGGATCACAAAATAAATGTGATGTGCATCTTGTACTAAAACGTCTAGTCACACTTATGGAGGACGGACTTCTAGAACAGGGCAAGCAGGACTGGATACACTATCTGGGAACTAGTAAACTAGAGTGGGCTATGTTGTTTACTGATGTACAACGTGCTGTGAGAAAATATCATAATCCTGATTTAACTGTCAGTTTTGATTGTGCTAGTCCTTTCCTAGCTACTGCTAACGGTCAGGTCTACTGGAAAAATAATCTTGAGGATAGGTCCAAATGGAGCTACAAGATGAAAAAATGTGTAGACGACAAAAAGTATGCCAACGACAATCGTTACTTCCGAGATGCTGTTATACAGGATGGATTATTTGAGGAATTTATTCCTAGTCCCATAATTAATCGAACTAAAATTTCCGATATCTGTTGGTACGGCCCCGGCGATCTTAATAAGATAGGCAAGGAAGGTCGCACAAGCTGGGACAGTTTTGCCTATGCTATTTTAATGGGACACAATGTCTACGCTCATCTCAAGGCAGTACAGGATGGCAATGAACTCTACGATGCAGGTGTTATACCAGAAATGCTTGTACGTGAAGTGACAGTGCGAGAGACTTTTCGTCAGGTCACTGACGATATCTTTAGTGCGCCTACCCACTCAGATGCAATGCGTAAAATTGACGAGTTCGATAGATGGTATACCTGCATAGTGGGATCAAGTGCAAACGGTTTTTTGGGTAAACGTGCAGTTAACGCCCATACTAAATTACAGGAACATTTCGATCTAGAAGGAAGTGGTCCAGTAACGGAAGCAGTAGAACGTAAAAAAGCAGAAGTAGTATTAAATCCAAGTTTATTTGAGGAATCCAATGTATAAGGAAAAAATTCGTCATCTAGAAGAAATGCACCGAGTTTTAAATAAACAAATCGACGATATGGAAAGAAATCATCCGCACGTAGAAAAAGATAAGTTAACTGAGTTAAAAAAACGCAAACTTTCTTTAAGAGATGAGATAAGTCGTCTAAATAGATTGCAATGGGACTATGACCATAATACTTTACACGATGATGATCATTAATTATAATACTATTGCCAACAACTTAAATTTTAATTAATTATGAATCAAGAACAAAGAGAAACAGCAAACAGGATAATGGAAAATGCAGGCAGACAAATCTGGGTTACGTTTCAAAAAGAGGGCATCCATTGCTATCCAGCAGCTGGTGAAGATCCTCGGTTACAAGACGTTAGTTTTCTCTCTCATCCTCATCGCCACATCTTCCATTTCAGGGTGTACATTGATGTGTTCCATAATGACAGGGACATTGAATTCATCCAATTCAAAAGATGGCTACAAGGGTTGTATGATAGTTCAGTTTTAGAACTAAACTATAAGTCTTGTGAAATGATTGCTGACGATCTATATCTTAAAATTGCTGAAAAATATCCCGGCCGAGCTGTGATTATTGAAGTCAGTGAAGATAACGAAAATGGTTGTGCTATTAGCTATAACCTAAATAAACCTGCCCTATCAATTAAAGTTTAAGGAGAATAAAATGGTAGCTGCTTATATCAAAAAGCACTTTAAAATGAAACCCGAAGTTTCTAAGATCTTTGACGATCTAGAAGCATACAGAGACTACTGCCGTAACTATATGTTAAAGTTTGACGAGAAGGATCTCTACAAATCCGAGCAGTATCGTAAATTTGAAAAACAGCGTAACTGGCTGTTGCGTCAACAAAACAAAGAAAGTAATCAACAATGAACATAGTTCTTGATTTTATCAAGGCCAACATTCCTGCTATGGAAATGTTGGGTGTAATAATGCGTATCATCAGCTTTACTCTAGTGTCCTGGTTAGGCCCAGCAAGTCCTTTTATGTTTGTCTGGGTCTTTAATACACTTGATGCTATACTCTTAACTTACTGCGCGACTCTTAAAAAGGATCGTGCCTATACACTACTGAATGGTTTTTGGATTCTAGTAGGCATAATTGGAATTGCGAGAGCAGGTGGATGGTTATAATGGCAATGAGAGAAAAAGACCAAGAAGACTTTGATATGGAACGTTTCATTGATATGTTTGATACAGCAATGACCAGCGACGATCCTAGAATTAAAAATGCACTACGGCAACTAATGATGATGGTTATATTAACGGAACCTGAAGATAAAAACACAGGGTTGACCCATCGCAATGGGCCGTTACGCAGACTTTATGAAGATGTGCGTAACCTTAATACTAGATTAACCAATCTAGATGATCAGTTTCATAGATTGGAAACCTTTACTCGTGCTGCTGCTTCTAGCTTTAGTCATACAGAAGGCACTCGCCCAAAATATCCCGAACAGTGGGGTCCACAATTGGGAACTCTGGAAAAGTTGGCACAAAAGATTCCAGATGTGCGAGCTAAAACTGCAATGGATACTGCACTAGAAAAGTCAGCTATTCCCGGAGCTCAAACTTTATGGCACGGACACAAGTAAATGACAACTATCTATATTGTTCCAATTGAACCTATAGACGCTAGATATACCAAACAATGGTATCAAAATATTCCCACGATAATAGATCAGGAAATAAAGAAACGCACTCTAGATGTTAAAGTGGTCACAATCGATGGCGTGAGCATTCCACCTAATACTACCACTGGTGCTTTTTTAGATTTTGGTGCCACCAATGTCTACAAGGCAAGCCAGGCGGAAAAGATTAGTCGTATGTTTAGTGACGGTGTCATCAAGGCTGGTGATAAGTTTTTGGTAACCGATGCCTGGAACTTTGTAATCACGCCCATTAAGTATATGAGTGACTTACTAGACATTCCTGTGGAAATACACGGCATCTGGCACGCCGGTGCCTATGACCCAAGTGATATACTAGGCTACAAGATGAACAAGCCCTGGCCCTGGCATCAAGAACGTAGTTGGTTTTATAGTTGTGATTTTAATTATTTTGCCACTGAGTTTCACAAAAATATGTTTTTGAAGAATCTTGGTATTGATAGTGAACAACACCGTGCAGTAAGAAGCGGCCAACCACATAATCCTATTATAGGAGAATGTACTGTTCAATGGTATAAACCAAAATCGAAAAAAGTTATTTGGCCTCATAGATACAATGCCGATAAACAACCGGAAATAGTTGAAGATCTAGCAAATCGCCTAGGGCATAAGTTAATCATTACACAAAAAATGAATCTTTCCAAGGAGGATTATTATGAAACTCTGGGAGATTGCTCTGTAATGTTTAGTTGTAGTCTGCACGAAAACCTTGGGATCAGTATGATGGAAGGTGTTCTAGCAGGTGTAATACCAGTTGTACCTGATAGATGTAGTTATAGTGAAATGTATATGGATGAATTTAAATATCCCGCAGAATGGACAGAAAATTTTGAATCCTATACCAAATATGCAGGTCATCTTAAAGACTTTATTAACGAACGTGTTAATAATCGTAACAAGTATTTGGATGTTTTGGCAAGGCAAAGACGTATTCTTATTGAAACTTATCTAAATGCAAATGTTATGCTTGACAAACTGCTAAAAAATGTTTAATATGTGCTATTAAAAGGAGGAAGTATGAAAGTATCTGACAAACTAAGCAAAGTAAGTGACAGTTTTACTGTCAATATGTACGACAATGGATTTATGGTAGATGTAAGTGGACGCAATGAAGATAATGATTGGGCAAGTGCCAAGATCCTATGCAACGATCTAGATTCAATGTTAGCAGTTGTAACAGAAATTTCCCACCTTCCACGTGACAACTAATCAAAAAAATGAAACTACCTATTAGTGAAGAAATAAGACAGCGTATCCTAAGTGCTGGTGCAAGATATCATAGTAATGATAATATCGCTCAGTTTATCCGGGATAAAGAACTGGAACTACTACAAGACGAAGTCGCAGCCAATCTAGAAGATGTTCTGCGTAGCTTGGTTATTGATATTGACAACGACCACAACACACAGGATACTGCTAGGCGTGTGGCTAAAATGTTTATTCAGGAAACATTTAGTGGACGCTATCTGCCTACTCCCAAGGTCACAGCCTTCCCTAACCTAGGTTATAAAAGTCTTTACACCACAGGCCCTATTTCTATTCGAAGCACCTGCGCACATCATTTTCAAAATATTGTAGGCCGTTGCTGGGTGGGTATTATTCCTGAGAACGAAGTGATTGGACTAAGTAAGTTCAATCGTATTGTACACCATATCTGTGAGCGTCCACAGATTCAGGAAGAAATGACAACACAGATTGCTGAGGCACTAAAACAGTATGCCAAAACAGAAAATATTGCTGTGGTGGTCAAAGCTGAACATCATTGTATGACACACCGTGGTGTACGTGAACACGAAAGCGATATGACAACAGCGATTATGCTAGGACGTTTTCTAGAAGACCCCGCTCTTAAAAAAGAGTTTTATGACATCTGCCTAAGTATGAAGGGACATAACTAATGGCTACCTGGAACGTATCAACTTATTATAAAAAGTCCTGCGAAGAACACGAATACTATTATAAAGATGGTGAAAGTATTGTTCGCAAAACTGGATATCGTTGGAGTAATTTTATTGTAGAAACAGACGATGATCTTCCTCCCAAATTTGAGTTTACCTACGTTCCAGGCGGTGATGGCCGCTGCGACAGTATTAATATGTACGATTGCTGTGTTAATAACATTATTAATTCCGAACTGGACAGTATGACTGATGGATGCTGGGAGGATTTCGATTTCCCAGATGATATGGACGAAGAAGAGCAGGAACAATTATTAGAACGTTTTGGTGATTCTAGCGTATATGAAGTTTTAGAAGATGAAGAAGGTTGGAGTCAGACTGATACTGAAGCCTGGGTATGGGGGCCTATTCTAATAGAAGATGAACTAGGCAATCGTGTCAAGATAATTTGTGCAGATGAGAATGGCAACGCTGTTGACTTTAAAGAAGAAGATGATGAGGAAATAAGCTTCGACGAACTTGCTAAAATTAATCCGGCAGATTCGGAAAAGGACGTAATAGAGTCAATGCCAGTCTGGCCTTTTCCAGATAAAAAATAATTAATGCAACACTATTGCTCTTTACCCTGGGACAATCTTGATATAGATCCTCAGGGTAATTTTCGTCCTTGCTGCAAATATAAACATTCTCTAGCAGATAACTTAGTTGATTATAGGAATAGCCCTGAACTTAAAGATCTAAAAGATCAATTTCTACAGGGACAAAGGCCCAGCGGTTGCAATCGTTGTTGGCAGGATGAAGATTCAGGTTTAGTGTCTAAAAGAATGCTAGAATCTAGTGCCACTAGTTCTACTAGCCAGGCATTTACAAAATTACAATTGGCATTTGGTAACACTTGTAATCTTGCTTGCAGGACTTGTTATAGTTATGCCAGCAGCAAGTGGGCAGATAACGAACGCAAAGTTAAAAATATTCTTCCCGATATCACCATTTATAAACACCAAAAATTTTATAACAATCCAGAATTTACTGAATCTCTGCGTGACAGCCTAACTAATTTAAGTAGTATAGAAATCTCGGGAGGAGAACCATTTTTATCAGGTACAACCCAACAACTAGAGTGGTTGGACTTTTTAATTGATAACAATACAAGTGGGGACATAAATCTAACACACATAACAAACGGTACTGTTTTCCCCACAGATGAATTTTGGTCTAGATGGGAAAAATTTAAGACTGTGACTTTGCTGGTAAGTATAGATGGTTTAAAAGAAAAATTTGAGTATATTAGATGGCCAGCTCAATGGCAAGATTGCTTGATTAACATTAACAGGTATAAAGATAAGTCCAAATTATATTCAAATATTATACTTAAAATTAGTCATACAGTAAGTATTTTCAATGTACTTGATCTGCCAGAATTCTTCATCTGGTGTTACAAGCAGGGTCTGGATGATCCCTATTTGGGTATGGTGTCTGATCCTGATTATTTTAGTATAAAAAATTTACCAGAGCCTGCAAAAGAATATATAAGTAAAAAGCTAGGAAAAACCAACAGATTCCAAAATGTTATAAATTTTATGAATTTACCAGGAACTGATTTGTCACAACAGGCTTGGCATTATATAAAAACTTATGATGATATTAGAGATCAAAGCTTTGATAAAATTTTTCCCTATATAGCAAATCAACTTACTTAAAATATTATGAATCCTAAAGAACTAGTAGATAACATTATTTTTAGAGCAAAACATATCCAGGAATACACTGTAATTACAGCAGTACCTGAGGGATTTATGTTTAAAGGCCCTGTGCCTTTTGATGTACGTATTGCCAACGGATATATCGAAGCAGACATATTTGCTTTGGATTTCGATGAGGCGACAAGAATTTTCAATAACTGGATAGAAAGTTTAAATCAAGATGAATAAATTAAGACGCTGGATTAAAAATTGGTTAGCTAGGGAAGAAGATTATGGCCTAGTAGTCAGCAATCAGATAGTTGGTGCAAAATACGACAACGATATTCTCCACACAGATGGTATAAAATTTACAGTAACACCAGCTAATGGTGGTATATTAATTAGTTCTCATAGTTTTAATAATAAAAAAGGCGAGAGTAATACAAATTTATATATAGTTCATCAAAACGATGAGATTGCGGAAAATATTACTAAAATAATAACACTAGAGTTACTAAAAAAGCAATAATTAAAAATCGCTTGACCCTAAAGTAATATACTGCTATAATGGGCACTGTATATTACTTTTTTCTTGGGAGGGTTATGAAAACCAATAAAGCTAGACTACGTCTAATTCCTTATCTATTAGCAGTGGCTTTTTCCAGCGCAGCCTGCGCAGGGGGCACTGGTATAAAAGTTACTAATCAGGCCGGAGCTAGTAATAGTGCCCCAGCAACTTTTACACCTACTTATAATTTTGCTTTTAGTGTAAACCCGCTTAATAGTAATAATAGCACTTACGTTACTCACGATTTATTTGCACGAGATCTTAACAGAGACAACGTAGATGAAATTATCTACGCAGGTCGTACTACAAATTATCCTGGCGCGAAATTTGAACAATCTAATATGTTTATTTTTAGTTGGGACAATAAAGGCAAATTAACTAATCAAACCTCTACTTGGTTCGCTCCCGGCGCAAACATCATTAATGGCACAGAACCTAGCCTTTTATTTGGTAATTTTACTGGGTCAAAAAACACTGATATTTTTGTTAGCCCTAGTACTGACACTAATAACACAGGGCCAGCAATTATTTTCCGGAATACAGGAAAAAATAAATTAGAAAGAATAGAACTACCTGGTACTGATAGTTGGTCTCACGGTTCAGCTACATTTGATATTAACGGTGATGGCAAACTAGATATTATGGCTGTTAGTTATAACAATAATTCTTTTACTGTACTTGGTGGAGCTACTCCCAAGGTTTTCAGTAGCCAAAATAATAATAATTCAGGTATAGATTCTCAGGGAAGAACAGTTACTGGAATTTTTGGTTCTGGTCTTACTCTAGGTAAATTTAACAACGACGGCAAAGTATATGCTATTGTGGTAGATGGACCCAGTATTGATGGTGTACAGGGTAGTTTTGGCCGTGTGGTAATGATGGAAGTTTATAACGGGTTTAATTATGAAAACGGAGTTAAAACAAATAACCAGATTATTGGTGTTGTACCTTCCACAGCTAAAATCTTACCCCTACCCTATTTAGAAGCGCAGCAGGCCAGTAATTTAGGCTTATCAGATTTAGATTATATGAAACGTGGTGATAGCAATGCTAGTCACGACGTGCGTGTAGTGACACTAAGAGTTAATAAAGATGCCCTTCCTGATATTGCTGTGATAAGTCGTCCTAATGCGACTGACAATAACTGGGCATCAGTACGTGGTGACACGTATGTTACCTTCTATAAAAATAATGGTAATGGTAATTTTACCGTGGCTGGTCATTGGAGTAAAAGTAATAGTTTGGTCTATAATATAGACCTACGTGATGTTAATGGTGATAAACAGCCTGATATAATTATGGCATCACAAAATGGTAATACCAGTATCCTGCTAGCCAAGCCACAAAAAAATGGCGATATAATATATGTAGAAGCTGGTGCTAGTACCATCAAGGCATTTGATGATAATATACGATCACAAAGTTGGGAGTGTACAGGGGACATTACCTGGTGTATGGGTGCATCAAATATTGTGCGTGGCCCTAAAGGTAAAAATTACATAGTTGGTGTAAGAAATGAAACTAGTATGGACGGTACACAGTACAGTCACGTATATTTTAGCCAGATCGGAAGTGCAGGTACACTTACTTTAAATGGTGCTATACAGACACTTATGTCGCAATGGAACATAACCGAGGCTCAGGCAGCGCAGATTCTAAAAGTAACTGGATCTAGATGGGCTGACGGCACTGTAATAGATATTAATGCAGCAATGCAGCCTGTGGGTGGTCTCTGGTTCCCTTTGAATGGTAAAATGACACCATTACAAGGCTCAATTTCCGGTATTGACACTAATTCAGCCATAAAGAGTTTCACTGGCATAGATTATTACAATCGTAACTTTAGCATTGACTATGGCCAAAAACTTATAACTACAGACTATTGGAGTCAGAGAAGCTATCAGGCTATTCAACACGGCCTAGCCAGTCTGCAATTGCAAAACACTTCCATTGTGGAAATAGGAAATTTTAAATTTAACAGTACAAATGATCCTATGGAAGGTGCCAAATCCTGGGCTATGGCTATAGGTGGAGTACCACTTAATGATAACACGAGTCTGTCAATGAGTCTCAGTAGAGTACCATTTAATCCCTGGTTTAGTATGTCGGGAACCTGGGGACAAATACGTGACAGTGCAATCTTGGAAAGCAGTGTTATACACACCAAGGGTCCTTGGTCCTATCGTGGTGGACTGATGCAGGTAACTAGCCAATATACACCAGGTCTCGTTACTTCAGTGAAACCAATTTATGCTGGCTGGGCAGACATAGAATACACTGTCAATGATAACCTGAAAGTTGCTACTGGTGTATTACCCTATGCTTTTGCAGGTTCAGTGAGTATGACATTGCCTACTGGTATTGACAACCAAGGTCAGTTCGCATATACTAACACAAATTCCAATATCAAAGACACTGTGCGTAGCTATGCTAGATTTGATTACAGTGGAAATTTTGAAAACTATAAAAACGTGACCTATAGTTTTACTGGACTAGTAACAAATCAAGGTGTTCCAGCTGGTCGCGCAACCATTAACTATGCGTTCTAATGAAAAAATTAACTATAGACAATAAAAAGTTTAAACAACTAGTTTCAGAGCTAGCTAGGCAAATAAGTATGTCTGGATGGCGTCCTGATTATATTGTTGGTATAACGCGGGGAGGATTGCTGCCCGCAGTTATGCTTAGTCATTATTTTGAAGTACCTTGTGAAACTCTCAAAGTAAGTCTACGTGATGGTAGCGATCAGGAAAGTAATCTCTGGATGGCTGAAGATGCACTCGGATATTTGAACACTGAGGAAATACCAAGACCCAAGGATATGCCTGCATCTGATCCTTCCTTGAGAAAAAATATCTTGATAGTTGACGATATTAATGACACTGGTGCTACATTTAACTGGATCATCAAGGACTGGCAATCAGGCTGTATGCCTAATGATGCAGCCTGGAATAGTATCTGGGGCAACAATGTTAAATTTGCCGTAGTAGTGGACAATGCAAGTAGTAATTGTGACGCTGCAATGAATTATTTTGGTATGGAAATTGACAAAGCTAAAGAAGATATCTGGGTAGACTTTCCCTATGAGACCTGGTGGCATAAATGATACCCCTGCCTCCTGGTTGCCGAGTTAATTTTAGTATCAGTATAGATGTAGAACGCTTGACTGATGATATGATTGAGTGGTACAGGCTAGTGGGTGGTGAAGTTATACTAGACACATACTATGATGTACGTGGTAGGAAAGTAGACACAACCTACGTGAGATACGGTCGAGGTAAACGTAGTTATAAATATACTAGTGGCCCACAGGTTAAACTACATTTTAATGGCGAAGATGCATCTATTGCTAGTTTATTTGTTTTAAAATACCTCGATTTAATTATAAACACTAATTTACAGAAACAAATGGAACTATATGAACAACAACACGGTGAAAATATTTGAATAACATACTAGCTGGTATTTTTAAATGGATTAACGATGATTTCAAGTCCCATCCTATTAGGTTCATTGCTGAGCTTACTGCTTGGGCTATTAGTATTGGGTGTAGTATCACTATGGCGCTCACTGTTCCTCAACCTCCCCTACTTGTACTATATCCTATCTGGATTACTGGTTGCGCAATCTATGGCTGGGCTGCTTATACTAGGAAATCGTTTGGGATGTTGGCTAACTACCTGCTACTAGTAACTATAGACACAATTGGTTTAACAAGAATGTTATTGCAATAAATAATATTCTACACAGCGGCCTTCCTGGCTCTTCATCCCGCTTTACAAATTCTGCAGGCCTATATTAACTTATAGGAGAATCTAATGCTTTACCTTAACGACGTACAACCACCAAGAACTTACAAATACGTAAGCACCAAGGAATATCACGATGCTTTCCCCTGCGCCTATCGTCAGTGGCGTGCTGATAGTCATTGTAATCTAATCCACGGTTATTCATTTAGTATGAAGTTCTATTTTGGCACAGATAATTTAGATGTGCGTAATTGGGCCGCTGACTATGGTGGCCTTAAAGAACTTAAAAAGATACTGGAAGATCAATTTGATCACACATTACTTGTAGCACAAGATGATCCTGAATTAGAAACATTTAAATTGCTACAAGAGAAAAAACTTGCTAAATTGACCATACTACCAAGACTAGGTTGTGAAGGTTTAGCCGATATGCTTTACAAATACGTCAATGGTGTGTATATTCCTGATATGTGGGGTCCTGGCGAAGCAGAACGACTCTGGTGTTACAGAGTGGAAGTTAGAGAGACACAAAGCAATATGGCCTTTCGTGAAGGGCACCGAGAATGGGACGAAGATCTCTTCAATTAAAATGAAAGATGAATTTTGGCGATTATGGGCAAAGGCACTAGGCGAGAAATCAGGAACAACTGATTCTGAAGCAAATAAAATTGCTTGTATACGTACCGCTATTGTGCTAATATACATTATAACTAACCTGTTTATTATAGCAGGTATCATTCGACATTGGTAAACTATGAGCAAAATAAAAATCGCAGAATTATTCTATAGCATACAGGGGGAAGGACGCTTTATGGGTGTGCCTTCTGTTTTCTTACGTACATTTGGTTGCAACTTTACCTGTGCAGGATTTGGTATGCCACGTGGTGAACGTAGCACAGCCAATGACCAAGTGGCATTAAACATCGGTTCCTATTCCCGATATGAAGATCTTCCCATAGTGGAAACAGGTTGTGATAGTTATGCTAGCTGGGACGCTAGATTTAAAGATCTAAGTCCTGTGCTAACAGTGGATGCCATTGCAGACAGAATAATGGAACTTTTGCCTGAAAATAAATGGGGTAATGTACATTTAGTCATTACTGGTGGTGAGCCCTTGCTGGGCTGGCAACGTAGCTATCCTGATCTATTAAGCCACGATAAATTAAAAAAACTAAAAGATATTACTTTTGAAACTAACGGCACACAAGAGATAACTAGAGAATTTAAACTATATCTATATAAGTGGGCACATAAAAATGGGTATCATAATCTAACATTTAGTGTAAGTCCTAAACTAAGTGTAAGCGGAGAAAAGAGACAAGATGCCATTCGTCCAGACATAGTTAGGGAGTATGAGGACTTAGGTCATACATACTTAAAATTTGTAGTAGCATCCAACCAAGATGTAGAAGAAGCACTGGAAGTAATAGAGTTGTACAAAAAAGAAGGATTTAGCGGGCATATATATCTAATGCCTGTGGGAGGAGTAGAAAGCGTCTACTCATTAAACAATCGAACAGTAGCGGAGTTAGCAATGCAACACGGTCTAAGATATAGTGACCGATTGCAAGTTCCCCTATTCAAAAATGCCTGGGGAACCTAATGACTGAAACACATAAAAGAACTATAGTACGAGCAATTTGTTGGAGAATTGTAGCTACGTTGATCACCGCTGCCTATACTGGACTTGGCGGGGCAATTATAATTAATATATGGATGACACTAGCACATTACATTCACGAACGCCTATGGCTAAAGTTTAAATGGGGCACTAACCTAGATGAGTCAAATAGCTAGTCCCTGTGTTAATATTTGTAAGATGCAGGACGATGTCTGCCAGGGCTGTTTCCGATCTATTGAAGAAATAAGTAACTGGACAAGCTACACTGATCAGGAAAAAAGATTAACGTTAAATCTAATAAAAATTAGAAAAAAACAAAAGGAGTACTTGATGGGCGAAGACTGGATTAACGAGCCTACATTTTTAGACAATGCCATAGTCAGTGAAGTATTTGTCTGGTGGCCAAAAAAATGTAGATATACTGACAAAATGCTCTGGTTGACTCCTGCAATGCGAGCTAGAATAGTTTATTTTCCTCAAGATGGCAAGGTTTATTATGAGGATAGATATTATGACAGCGAAGAATTTATTTTAAGGACCTTAAAGAATGGTTACTAAGAAAACAACAACTACTGCCACAACAACTAGTAAAGAAACCAAGGGTAAGACTAGAGTAAGCGCCAAGTCTAAATCTCCCAAGGACCTAGCCACGGAGCGTGGTGAGCCCTGGGTGGGCATATTAAGTGTAGACCTTGATCCGGATAATATAGGCAATGGTGCCTTTGAACTGGACTGGAACGATCAATTTGTTAGCAAACTTGTTAGAGCAGGTTATCAGGGCAAGGACGATAGCCAGATTGTTGAACAATGGTTTCAGACAATCTGCCGCAATGTGGTTATGGAGACCTACGAACAATATGAAGCTAATGACACTGATAGACTATCCGTTAATAGAAAAAATCTAGGAAACGGAAGGACTGAAGTGTCGTGATAATCTATGTTAACGGTGACGGACATTGTGCAGGTGCCTACGCACAAGTACCCTACGCTGTTGCAGAGGAAGATTTTGATCTTTGGTATCAAGGCCGTGTTCCGCATCCAACAAATTATGCCACAAGCTGGCCCTGTCTATTAGCAGACGTTTTTAAAGCGGAAATCAAGGTCGAGGCTGATATACGAAATACCGAAATGGATGTTTTGTATCATACCAAAAACTATGTTGATAGAAACTGGCAACGTGGTGCGCTTAAAGTTGTACTGGGGTTTCCCTTTAGGGATCTGGAAAAATTCAGACAATTGAGTAACTATCTTAAAGATAGGGAAGTGCGTCATATTTTTTATCCCACTTCAGATTACATAAGTTATCTTACCAAACGTGGGCATAAACCTAATCAAAATGGTTATTTTAATGGCCAGGCTCATAGAATCTGGGCAACTTATATTTCGGAACATTTGACAAAATTAGTGTAATAAGCTACTATTATACTATGAAAAAATATCTGATTGTTGACACTGCTAATACCTTTTTCCGTGCCAGACACGCCGCACATAGAGCCAGCACGGCCGAAGAACGAGTTGGTTTTGCTCTACACGTAACTCTGGGTAGTGTGTTTAAGGCCTGGCGTGATCAAAAAGCTGACCACGTGGTGTTCGCACTAGAGGGTCGCAGCTGGCGCAAGGACTACTATAAACCCTATAAGGCAAACCGAGCTGTGGCACGAGCTGCCCTAACAGAACGTGAACAAGAAGAAGATCGTATGTTCTGGGAAACCTTTGATACATTACAAAAGTTTCTAATAGAAAAGACCAATTGCACAGTACTGCAACATTCTGAACTAGAAGGTGACGATCTGGTTGCAGGTTGGATACAGGCGCATCCCAATGATTCTCACATAATAGTAAGTAGTGATACAGACTTTCATCAACTTCTTGCCAACAACGTGGTGCAATACAATGGCATTCAGGACGAACTGCACACTCTAGATGGCATACTAGATAAGAAGGGCAATCTTGTTATAGATAAAAAAACAAAACAGCCCAAGACTATTCCAGATCCACAATGGATATTATTTGAAAAATGTATGCGTGGAGATTCCAGCGATAATATCTTTTCAGCTTATCCGGGAGTGCGTACCAAGGGGAGTAAAAATAAAATAGGCCTAATTGAAGCTTATGCTGATCGCGAAAGTCGCGGATACTCCTGGAATAACCTAATGTTACAAAAATGGGTGGACCACGAGGGCGTAGAACATCGTGTACTAGATGACTATAATCGCAATCGTATACTAGTGGATCTTAGCGCACAGCCGGAAAATATTCGTGCCAAGATTACAGAAACTATCACTAGTAATAGTGTATCCAAGCAGACCAAGATGATAGGTGCGCAGTTTTTAAAATTCTGTGGACGTTATGATCTAGTAAAACTCAGCGAGAGTGCCACACAATATGCTGAAATGCTAGGGGCTGAATACCAATGAAATATAGAATTGTCGAGTACACTAACGATGATGCAAAGAAGTTCTACGTCGTACAATTCCAGTTTAGTTGGATGTGGATTAAGTTCTGGAGGACTCTCACTGAAGGCACTAGCAGTAAAAGTATGTACGACAGACCCAAGACTTTCGATACACTAGAAGAAGCTCAGCTTTATGTCCGTGGCACTACTTGTCAGACTCGAGTGGTAGAAGAAGGCGAAGTATGATTGAGTACGCTTCACATAAAAACAATATAATTAGGATTGTTGAGTCAGAGCCGGGATTTCAGATAACCGATGGCTGGGCTGTCTATCCTCGTGCTATGATGTACATTAGCCCTGATTGTCCGCAGGAATATAGAACAATGATAAAAACGGCTGTGGATAAAGGTTGGATTAAATCAGTGGCTCACATTAAAGACACTGAATATACCTGGGGGAAATTACAAGAATGAAGGACCTACCGCTAAACTGGATTAAAATCCTAGAAAAATTTTGGAGTTATGCAACCTATTTAGTTGCTGTTTTGGTTGTTGTCTGGCTTTTTTATTTTTTTAAAAATGCTCCTCCCGAAAGCAGCAATACTAGATTTTTAAAAATGCAACAGGAAATAAGGAAGTTAATAGAATGAATATCTTTATAGATATGGACGGAGTCGTGGCAGACTTCAATGAGTATGCGGAACGAACAGTAGGTGCGCCACCCAGTACTGGTGAATATCCTGATGACATCTGGAACAAGCTTGCTCAAAATTCAAGATTGTATCGTGATCTTAAAGTAAAGCCCGGTGGCAAAGATCTTGTTGATTGGATAGAGTACTACAGGTTTAGTAATTTTGATAAAGACATATTCATTGCTTTTTTAACTGCTATACCCAGAGACAATGATTTACCCTTTGCATTTTATGACAAAGTTCGCTGGGCTGCAGACAATTTCCCCGGAATCCCAGTGTTTTTTGGTCCATACAGTAAAGACAAATGGCAGCATTGTCAGCCTGGAGATATATTAATAGACGATAGAGAATCTAATTGTCAGGATTGGACCAATCACGGCGGCCAATCCTTTCAGTATAGAGAATGGGCTGAATGCAAAACTTGGTTAGAGAATACTCTGAAATGGAAAAAATGAACGAAAAAATTTACAAAATTAGTCTTGCAGCAGGAGGATCTCATTATCCTGTAATTAACACAAACTTACAAATTTCCTTTGCCCGATTACTCCTACAAGAGTGTATTGACGAGGCGCATCGCCGCGGCGATGATATTTCTTATCTAAAGGAATACTTCAATCTTGAACAAAATGATTAAACTTGTAGCCCGACCAGTTGTAAAAAACAAATACTGGATAGTAGAAAATAATGGCAACAAAATTGGCACTGTGCAGGCAGTGGAAGATGGTGGCTATGTCTATGTCCAAGAACATAATAGAAACAAATACCCCACTATTAAAACTCTAGGGCAGTCGCATAATATAAAATTTGAGACTTATACTAGCCCAGTAAAAAAAGAAACTAATTCTATTAAGACTAATAAAGTTCTTGATGGATTCCCTACAGATGTAATACCACAAAATGCAATGCGAGAAGTCAGACTAGGTGTAAGTGTATATACCAAGACTAAAAAAAGTAAAAGTTATTTCTGCGCAGGTTATTTTGCAATAAAAGAAAAAACAGAATGGCTAGTAGAGTTTTGTCCTAAATTAATCACAGTAAACAGGCATAGTTTTCTAGGACCATTTGCCACAAAACTCGAAGCCCATAACGCTATCAAGGAACAATAAAAATGGAACATTATCTAAGCCCCAATCTTAAATCTTTTAATGATAAAATAAAAATACTAAGTCAAAATAATAGCAAACAACTTATTCTTACTGCCCAGGAAGCAAAAAACCTACACACTGAAATCTTTGATTTACTCAATCACTTTGCCACCGTGGGTAGAATAGAAACCTCAAAAAAACCTGATGAAATAATTACTGTAGCTATGGATGGGGGCGGTTTTTAATATACGTAGATTATACCTTTTTCTAGGATAAATAAACGTAGAGGAATTAAAATGTCTAGACCTAAACCAACTGTCCTAATAGAGCACACTGATAAAGTAACTTTCAAGAGCGAGCAGATTCTGAGCAGTGAAGGTATCTGGGCGGTGTTCTACGAAGATCGTCCCATTAACTTAAAAAGTAGTAATATGTTGGTCAGCTATCCTGGCCCCAAATACAAAAAGACTAGTTTTAGTAATCCTGGTCACGCAGTCAATCTGTGCAAAAAACTAAATGCGCTCTTTAAGACAGATAAATTTACCGTGGTACTGCTAAGTGCCGGCAATCGTATCTACCCCTAAATCCCATTCGCAGTCACAGCTAACTAAAAAATATCTTGAGTTAGCTGGCACTCAAACAGATCTTAACTATCAAGATTTTAGAAAAGCGGTATGGTGGAACTTTACAGATGATAACAGTTTAAGACTTACTGCATTTGGTTTTAGATTCCTAGTTAAAATTTTAAATATAAAACATTATAGTTTCACTCTCAAACAACGCCTAGCCAACAAAAATCTAATTCAACTGGAACGTTATTTTCCCGGAGTTTATTTCCTTCATCAAAACGAACTTATTATTGTTTTTGACGAGAGCGATGCCAGTATGCTGGCCTTGCTAGACGGCGATCTTAAAACCTACTTAAAAAATCTAGAAGTTAACAATTAAACAACAGTTAGCATATATGCAACCTTTTTGTTAGTTATTTTGCAACAAATAATTTGGTTGACAATAACCCCCTGGATTGCTATAATGTGGTTATAGTAATTAATAAGGAGCAACAAATGGCATACGTATCCCAGGAACTCAAAGCAAAGCTGGCACCCACTATTAAAGCTATTTGCAAAAAATACAACATTAAAGCTAGCCTTGCAGTTCGCAATCACAGCACCTTGTGCCTTAATATCAAGCAGGGCGAAATCGACTTTATTGAAAACTATATTGAGACAGACAAAAATAAGTCTTATGCAAAGTATATGGCGCAGGATGAGATTGATTACTTGCGCAAAAGAAATATTCTAGATGTAAACCCCTACTGGTACAAAGAACACTTTAGCGGTCGCGCTCTGGAGTTCCTGCAGGAAGTTATACCCGCAATGAACGACGGCAACTGGGATAAGAGCGATATCCAGAGCGATTACTTTAACGTGGGCTGGTATATTGACGTTAACATTGGTCGCTGGAATAAACCCTACGCACTGGTAAAATAAGGAGCGGATAATGAAAAATAATCTGGTTAAAATTATAGATAGCATACCCACCCCTACTCCCGAACAAGGTGATCGTGCAGTAAGTCTTATGCTGGCCTTTGTTGCAGGATTTATATTCGCAATACTGGTTTTTGGAGTTTAATATGGGTTATACTGTACTAGGCGAGCGTGATGCTCGCTTTCAACCCCGTAAAGGTCTCGAAGGGCCGTTTTACTTTGCAAACGGCCGTGTGCTATACTATGATCCCAAGGTTGGGCAATATTATGATTCCACTACGGATTTTTATGTGCCACAAGACGAAGTGGACGAGCTTCACGCAGAACTTACTAGAGTTCTTTCTAGATAAAAAAGGAACTTACTAAAATGAAAACAATATGCCTGTTAACTTTTATAATTTTGTTGGCTGGTTGTAGTCCAAGCGCCAAGGAACGTAACGATTTTACTGTTCTACCCGAGGGCCTAAGTGACTGTAAGATTTATTCAATATCAAATGGTCTTGGGGAGATTATTGTAGTTAGATGTCCCAATAGTTCCACAACCGCTTATAAAGGTGGTAAATATTCCCGGACTTCAGTAACTATAGAAAAATGAACACGTTAATTCACAAACTTGCTGAACAGGCTAATAATGATGTAAGTGGTAATGCTTTTTCAATGGCACGATACAATGAAAAGTTAGCCGAGTTGATAGTCAGGGAATGTGCTCGAATTGCCCGTAATACAGATTTGGAAGATGTCGAAGGTGGCGATAGTGCTGTATTGCGAGCCGCAGGTGAACAGATTGAAAAACATTTCGGAGTTGAAAAATGAGCGAACGAAACTGGACTGTACGGGTGTGGGACTGTTATTCTACTAAGGAATTTCAACGATATGGTACCTACGAGCAGGTTAGAAACAGTCTTGCTGGGTTGCCACCTGCATACATTTGGAGCATAGAATGAACGAACGAACTGAAGAATTAGCAAAACAAGCGGCTGAATATGCCATTGAGTTTGCTACGCAGGATCAGGAACAATACATTCCAAAGTTGTTGGAAAAGTTCGCCGAGTTGATTGTTAGGGAATGTGCTAACAGGTTACGTGAAACTGATTACGAATTGATGTTTGTTGAAGATGGTATGTGTGATCCTAGTATTTCAGACGCTATGCTTGTGGCTGCAAGTGACATTGAAGAACATTTGGGAGTTGATAATGGAGAGTGATTTTCCTGAATTTGACCGTGCATATAAAACTGTTCTGGTCAAAGATCCTAATGATAAATTTGAAGCTTTGGCTGCGGAGGCTAATTTTAACATCTATCATAGTGATATTTGGCGCGGCACTGCACGTAAGTTCGCTGAGTCCATTGTTCGGGAATGTGCAAGCATCTACAGCAAGATTGATAATGGCAACGATCACCTAGGCACCGACAATTATCTTGAAGCATTACATAAAACATTTTTCGGAGTAGAAGAATGAACTACGCACCTA